TAATCAAGTCAGGTCAATTATCTCATGTGTATAGCATATCCTTTCCGAAAAAGGGGGCGAACCGATCATTCGTCCTCTTTTTTGTTGCAAAAAAGGAGATAGCCTTTTCGACTATCTCCGTAAGGAACAAACACTTATATAGCGGATAAGCGTAAGGAACAAACGCTTTATCAGCTCTTATTCTTCTTTGGTCTGCCGACAGGCTTTTTATTTTTGCCGTTTTCGGATTTCTGTTTAGCCTTTCGGTACTCACGCATGTACTCACGCATATAGGCTTTACGCTCTTCTGTGTCGTTCTGACGCTGGCTATATTCCTTAACCTTATCGGGATTCTCTTTTCTCCATTTTTGCAAGTAATCAGGGTTTTCGGCTGCATACTTGCGTATTCTTTCCCTGTCCTCTTCCGAGTGGCGGCTCCGCCAGCGGCTCCATCGGACTCGCCCCGCCTCTGAATTTTTCTGCCTGTTCTCAAATTGAGCCTCTTTTTCCCACGGGAACATATTATAACACCTCCTGTCTCCAATATTTTTTGGTACTACGGTCATAATTATACGCATTAAGGCGGATTCCACGGGCGGTGCAGACCTTTATCAAAGCAAGCATCGCCGGAGTGAACCCCGTGACATAAACATTTACCGTTGCCGTGCCGGGTCTGCCGTCAAGAAAATCCGTGCAGATTCTTTCCATATACGCCGCATCGCAGATATACGCTTGCGGTATGTCAGTAGGGAATACATAGTCAGTAATGTCAGTAGGTAGAACGTGTCTGCCACGGATCAAGCCGCAAAAAATCTCCATAGTCTCATCCTTTCAAGGGTTAAAAGAATCCCCCTGACACTCATCAGGGGTAAAGGTATTCCCCCGACCTTGCAGCCGGGGGCGGGATCATCTTTTTCACTTCCAGCGGGTCAATATCTCATCCATTCCCGCTTTATCCATTCTTTAGCCTGTCGAATTGTCTCAAAACAAGAATCTGTTGGGATGTATTCCCCGTCAGGGCGGGTAATAGGGCTATACCTTTTAACATAAAGCTTATATTTTAACCCTTTCTCATATTCGTTCTTGCGGGGCGTGTAATTGCCTATAAAGAATTCAATTCCCTTGTACTCTATTTCCCTTTTCATAAAAATCCCCTTTCTTATAATATCCCGTTCTCTTTAAGCTCTTTTATTAATCCGTACTTTTTGCCGATACTTTCAAATATATTTGCGAGTGTCATATATTCGCTATAACTTAAATCAGGGAATACATTTACATCCGCTGCCGTGCTGATAATATCCCTTGCGGATTCCTGTCTGTCCTTGTAGGTCTTGCCGGATATTGAAAAGCAAACTATGTTAAAATCATCGGCGGAAAAGCTTTCCCTGTTGAAAAGATCAAGTCCAGCACTTCCATAATAGATTCCGCTTTCGGTCTTGCCGTTCTTTGTATAAGATGCTAAATAAGTTTTCATATAATTCCCCTTTCTTTATACTTCTAATCTGTTCCATACTTCATCCGTAGAGATTTTTAAAGGTCTGGAAAAATTGTCCCCGAATATATAGCAGAATCCTATACGGGGTAGTTTGCAAGCATCCGGAATTCCGATTAATTCCCGGCTGTCCACGGGCTTACGCTGTCTTAAACATACAATGTCAAGATTGACAACGATATCTCGGGGTAATATATCCGCCGTAGACCTTTGAGTACAGACGATCAAGAACACTTTAGCCGCCCGCCCTAAAGAAGATATCTGATAAAGGCGTTCTCTTACTTCTTTCTTATTATCCCCCCTTGCAAGCGGGGCGACCTCATCTATTATTATATAGACCGGACCCCCGTTATAGGTTTTAAGTCCTTGCGTCTGCATATATCTGTATCTGTCCATCATTACAGATTCCGCCTGATAGAGACAATCAATACAATCATCTATTTCCGCCGCATAACGAATAACTTTCGGATGATTTTTGTACTCTGTCAATTCTACTCGTTTGGGATCGATAAGTATCAGGGCGGATTCTTTTTCAAGTAACTTCTTAATCAGTTTGTTTTCCGTGTATGATTTTCCACTTCCGGAAACTCCAGCAATTAATGTGTGCATATATTAGTCCTTTCTTATTCTGCATATAATGTGTTTACATATTGCATTAATCTGTCCTGTTCGGCTTTTATCGTGTCATAAAAAACTATAAAATCGTCAAGATCAAGCTCTGCCAGTATGTTCATATATCCCGATATTCTGCCTAAACAATACTCTGCATTAAGAATATTAGTGTTCTTGCAGATATTATTTTTGGGTTGTCCTAAAATCAGGCTTTTTCTTATTTCAGATTTAAGATAATTCTGCATTGTCTCTTTGCTCATCATTGTCCCCCTTTCTTAATCCTGATAAAATGCTTTTTTAGTTTCATTGTAATAGCCGTCAAGAATTGCATTTATATATTCTATCTTTCCCGCCTGAATACACTCTTTATAGACCTTTTCCGCCTGTTTCTTGCTGGATCCATAGTTGTATATATATGCTCTTATAAATTGCTCTTTCATGCTTTAGCCCCCCTTTATGCGTATACCCTGTATGTAGTTTCATAAAGCTTTTCGCCGTCTGTTGCATAATCATCGCCGTGATTTTCCGCCCAAACGTCTATACAATCAATAGCGGCAGCATCCGAGTAATAATAATCTTCTAAATCTGAATAAGCCCGGAATAATTCGTTTTTAGCTTTTTCAAATGTAGTTTTCATTAGCCTGTCAAGGTCGTCATAACGTTTTTCGGATATTTCCTCATAGCCGTAAGTACAGTCCTGATAAAACCCCGCCTTGCTATATGCTTTTTCTATCTTCTTCATAGTATCATCGGAAAATATAGAAAAGTCTTTTCCAGTATCTATGCAAGCTTTAAAAAAGTCCTCATAATAATCGGCGGAATAAGCCCTAAAATTCATATAGTTTCCGGGATATCCAAAATTATAGTCAAGCCCTTTCACGTTGCAGATATATCTGAAAAAATCCTCACAAGTTATTTCAAAACCAAAAAGGGATTCTTTTGAGCATTCTTCCCGCATAAAGCTATTTTTTTCATAAAGTGCTTTCAATTCATCCATATTCAATTCAGATATAAGTCTTTTTTTCATTTTCTTTTTCCTTTCTTAATTGTTTTCTATAATCTCTAACAGATAATTGATAATTGCTTTAGGATCGTTTTTTATATCTTCTTCTATGTCCTGTACAGTACCCTCTCTATCCCACGGCGGGATAATGTCATATATTCTTTCCGCAAGCTGCCGGAATTCCATTTTTTTCACCCCCTTTCTTAATATATGTCCGGTTCCCCGTACTCTTTTATATAAGCTTGCTTTCGTTCTTCCCATAGATCGCCCGCTGCCTTGCTTTCTTCTTCTGAAAAATAATAGACAGTATAGACACTATTCCAGCAATTTTGAAAAGTTTCAAAACAAACTAAATATCCGCCGTCAACAGATATATATAAATCATCTATCAGGGAACCGGGCAAAGTGTCTATATATTCCCCGTAATGCTTTTCTACGCTTTCCATTAAGTCGGAATAAGAGATATTTTTTAAAGTATTCATATTTACACCCCCTTTTATTAATCTGTACAGGTATATCCGGATTCTTTCAAGCCCTGAATCATCCGCTGCCGTTCCCTTTTTCCGATTGTTATATAATCGGAATAACTGAACGGGTTATAATTCGTTTTGTAGGTCTTTTTTTCGTGGTCTATCTCTAAAGTATAGATATTTCCATTTACATCCAGTTTAGTCTTGAAAAGCTCTTTCATTTTAATCCCCTTTCTAAAATATATTTGTTTGTTACAATTAGATAATATCAAAAATATTTTACGCTGTCAAATAATTTTTACAGTTTATATGATATTTCTATTACGTTCCCTAAAATGTTTAGTTTTATATCCGATATTTTCGCATCTTCCAGCAAGCCGGAATTAAGCTTTCCTATTATTTCCCCCTGTATGTTCTCATATACCATATATTTAGGCAGACAGCCGTCTGTCTTAAATATTCGATAATTAATAACGGGTTTTCCATCGGGATCCATACAAGCGGATATAAAATCCATAACAGACAGCCCCGCCACGGGCGGCAGATTCTCTAATAGTTTTCTATAATCTTCTTTGTTGTCCCTGATATACTTTTCTAACATATATTTCCCCTTTCTTTACAGGATCCAGCTTTATCCCCTTTCATCGCTTTCTGTTTCTGCCGTTCTACAATCAATTAAGATTTTTCCGGATTCATCCACAACGGCGGCAGAATTCAAACGGGCGGTTTTAATTGCATCTTCTCTGGATTCTTTTTCCATCTGGATCCAGTTATTAAAAACTATATACATATATATCCCCCCCTTTCATAAACAGATTTTAATGTAGAATTCGTTTCCATAATCATCAAAACGGATCCGCCCCGCCCCGTAGAATCTTGACAGATACTCTAAAGCATCCGCTTTAGTACGGAAAACCGCTATAATATCAGAATCGCCCGTGCGGGCATAACGGCGGATAATTTTATATCTTGCCAGTTTTTTTGCCTGACAGATAATAGATTTTAGCTCTTTCGTTCTATCCATTAGAATCCCCCTTTCCGGATTTTTACAGATTCACCCCCCGCAAGGCAGAAAACTGGATCCTTGCGGGGTTTTCCTTTTTAGGAATTGCGGCGGGTGCATTTGCTGCCACGGCTTGAACCGCCCGCCACTTGAATATTATCTTTCGTTGCGTTCTGCCTGAATCCTGTCTACTAAAATATCTAAAACAGATTCAAGCCCGCCGCCGTGTTCTTTGTCCCACTTCATAACTTGCTTGTTAGTGGCGTAATATTCTTCATAACCCGCAAAATACAGTTCCCTGTCTATAAAGTACATTAATTCAGATATAGCAATATTGCGGATTTTGCGGCGGGTGTTAAACCTTTCCTTGTAAACGTGTTCTGTATTGTCTGCCGTGATATCTACTAAATGTGCAAAATATTCAATATTCAGTTTGTTGTCGTTCATTAAATAGCCGCCTAAAATCTCATAAGTCTTGTTAATGTCTGTTCTTCTCATAGTGTTTTATCCTTTTGTTCCCCTTTCCTTATTAACAGTTATATGTTTTTTCTGCATCTTTCCACGTTCTATGAATTGTCCATTTGTTTGCAGATACAAAAAATTCTTCATCGTTAAAATATGCTATTGCTTTCTTACTATGCTTTTTTATTTCCATCGTTGGGCGGACAAAACTGTTTACATAGTCTGTAAAAAGGCTTTCTGCCGTCTCAAACTGTTTTTCCCCTGTTATGGTGTATTTACCATCTTTTAAAAGCCTGTAAAGGTCGGCGGGTTTTAAGTTTGCTTTGTCTGCCTGTATACTTGCCATAAACCACGTTTTGAGATGATTCATATTTAACCCCTTTCAATTTTTGAATATCGGAAAATCCGGAAAATCGCTATTTTAAAATTTTTTGGATTCCAGCGACCTGTCAAGCGTCATATTCTGCCGACAATGCTTTGAAAACTTCCATAACTTCAAATAATCTATCACTTAATCCCTGTTCGTTGTCATCTAAATCTGTTCTGTCTATAAAATTGATTGCATCGGATAAAGCCGTTAAAACTTCTTCTTTGGTGATTCCGTATTCTTTAAACATTGTATTCATATTATTTACCTTTCCTTTCGTTGTGTGGCTTTATAGCCTGTTTAAGTGTGTTGTGGCGGGTACTGTCTGCCGTTCGCCGTCTGTCTGATTGTTTCAACCTTTCGGGCGGGTATTAGGTTTTGTTGTATCCCCTGTAACTATAATAAGCGTTTGATTATCAATTTACAAGTTTTTTCGATTCTTTTCCGTAACAAATATAAAACCCTGATTTTGTGCGGTTTTACCCAAAAATTTGTTCGTTTAGCGATCCCCCGGAATGAGTGCTTGAATTGTCTGACAACTTCGCTAATTGATCAAATTGTATGTGCATTTTGAATTGTTTTGAATTCCCGGAAAACCCTGAAAAATTCCAGCAAACGGCGGGCGGATACTGTCAGGCGGGGCGGGGCGATACCCTGACACGGCAAGCGGGGGAACGGGGGAACACACGTTCTGGGTCGGGCGGGGGATGCCCCTCTACCAAATTTTCCGCAAAAAGACCCTTTCCCGCCTCCCTCCCCTCCGAAATCGCTCGGCTGAACCTCTGTTTGTTCCTAACTTTAGAATTGTGTACACAATTTAGAAACGTGTCAACTGTGCGGGTTTGGTATAGGTGCGTCCACGGGCGGAATACAAAGCGATTTTTAATTTGTGTCTACTTTCCATACAATTAACCAAATTGTCAGACAATTTGCAAATAATCAGACAATTAGTGGATAAATCATTGAAATATCAGAAAATAAGTAGTATTTAATAGTATAGAGGGATAGAAATGGAAGAGATAAGCAAGACAGCAACAGCGATAGATGAAGAGAGACGGCAAGCAAACATCCGACACATAGATCATGCGGCGGGTCTTGCTATGATGCCCCCGTTAGAGGTATGGGATGCGGAGTCTATCGGGCGTAGGACGATGGAGTATCTGGCGAAGTGTAAAGAAGATGGAGTCAGGGTAAATCTGTCGGCTTATGCGTTGGCGTTAGGGACGACACCTGACGGCTTAAATGAACTAATAAATGATAAGCGTAAGACGGATGAGGTCAGAGCTGCGTTACTGAAAGGCATCTCGATGGTAGAGTCAATAATGATCGAGATGATGATGGAGCAGAGGATCAATCCGGTCACGGGCATTTTCTTGCTAAAGAACCACTTTGGGTATAAAGACCAAAGTGAGATTTCATTTAAAGGGCATATCGAGACAGACAAAAAGACCTTACAGGCAAAGTATAGGGCGGTAGTGGATGACGATTGAGGATCAGAAAAAAGAAGTCATAGAACTCGGGATGAGGATAGCCGGGACTCTGAAAAAGAAACCGAGCGTAGAGAAGTTCTATGACTTTTTCGGGTGTTTGGATGCCGTTGAGCGTAATCCTCGATTTGTAAAGGCTAACTTATCTATCCAGCCGATCATAAAGAAATGTATGAAAGGCTGTGACGAGAGTGAGATAGAGAACTACTACGACCTTTATATGAAGTCCTTAAAGTATGGGGCTTATGATAATTTTGAACAGTATTTACTGTATATGGAGATAGATAGACCTCCCGAGGAACGGTTTTATCAGCCGAGACGCAAGACCTTAAAGCCTTTGGTCGATGCTCTTCAAAGGTTAGAGGACGGGGAGATAATGGAACTCTTTGTGAGCCAGCCTCCCCGTACCGGAAAGACGACCTTACTGTTATTTTTTATGACTTGGATAGCGGGCAGACACCCGTTAAGCTCTAATCTTTATTCAGCGTTCTCCGATACGGTCACGAAGTCGTTCTATAATGGTCTGCTGGAAGTAATGAAAGACGATGTGACCTATCATTGGGCGAAATGCTTTGATGAAGATATCGTCAAGATCAACGCCCAGTATCAGACGGTCGATATCGAAAGGAAGATGAGATATCCCACGGTCACTTGTAGGTCTATTGACGGAACTCTTAACGGAGCGTGTGATTGTACCGGGATTTTGATGGCTGATGACCTGTGTAGTGGCATCGAAGAGGCTCTGTCTAAAGATAGAATGGCGACCCTGTGGATGAAAGTCTCTAATGACCTATTGTCGAGATGTAAAAAGGGATCAAAGAAGTTATGGAACGGCACAAGATGGTCTATAAACGATCCTATCGGGGTGAGATTGTCGATATTGGAGACCGATGGCACAATACCCTATGAAGTCATTAATTTGCCCGCCTTGAACGAAAACGGCGAGTCTAACTTTGATTATAAGTACAACGTAGGTTTCGATACAGAGACCTATTTGCAGATTAAAGCCGGATTTGAGCGTAATGACGATTTGGCATCGTGGTCGGCTCAATATATGGGCGTACCCTATGAGAGAGAGGGGTCATTGTTTGCATCCAAAGACTTGCGGTACTTCAATGGCGAGTTACCGGACGGGTATAAGTCGGCGTTTATCGCCTGTGACCCGGCATGGGGCGGTGGCGACTATTTGGCGGCTCCTGTGTGTATTCAGGTCGAAGATGTGGTCTATGTACCCGCAGTAATCTACTCAAACGAGGATAAGAGGACGACCTTGCCCGCATTGGCTGACACCATAAGCAAGTGGGGAGTCTCAAAGATACAGATAGAGGCAAATAAAATGACCTCGGGGTTTGCGGATGAGTTAAACGAGATTCTGCGTAAAAAAGGTATTAAGTGTGTGGTCTTAACGAAAGCCGCACCTACTAATGTATCAAAAGAGCAGAGGATATTCGATAAAGCACCCGAGATACGTGAAAGTTTCGTATTCTTAACGGCTGAAAAGCGGGATAAACCCTATCAGGCGTTTATGGATAATGTATTTACCTTTACCATCAGCGGAAAGAATAAGCACGATGATGCTCCCGATTCGCTGGCTATGGCTGCGGGGATGGTATTTAAGCATACCATGTCAGCCGGAACATTCAAACGATTCATATAAGGAGGAACCTATGAAAGTAACAATATGCCCTAAATGCCGCATCACTCCCGATGTAGAGCCTAAAAGAATCAGATGCCCGAAGTGTGGCAAGACCTCGATAGGTGAGAACCTTAACGATGCCCTGACAAAGTGGAACGACCACAAATATGACGAGGGATCGATAAAGGTAGCCGTCAAAGATGAGGAAGTCATAAAGGAAGAGGCTAAAGAGGAAGTCAAGGCTGCTAAAAGACCCTCCACAAGAGGAAGAAGAAGAAAGGATTAACTGATGGCTACAAGGGAATTGCACGGCAGAAAGGTCATATATACCGATGCCGAGGAAATTACGAGTCAGAATGTTGTTGATATACTGCAAAGTGCGAACGAGGACAACACTTCAAACGTAGCGGATATCGAGTACCTTTATGATTACTATAAGGGAGACCAGCCGATACTCGAAAGGGAAAAGGACTTCAACGACAATATAATGAATACGATCGTGGAAAACCACGCAAACGAGATCGTATCATTCAAGACCGGGTATTTCCTGTCGGCTCCTATCCAGTACATTGATGCGGGAGAGGATGAAGTCTCCGAAGATTTAAAGAACGTGAACGCATGGTTGGGATTGGAGTCTAAAGAGGATTCCGATTTGCAGATTGCGGAGTGGTTTTCCATCTGTGGAACCGCTTTCAGGATGGTCTTGCCAAAAGAAGAGCGTATAGACGAGACAGATTCGCCTTTTGAGTTCTTTACGCTTGATCCCCGCACAACCTTTGTGGTCTATTCGTCCAAATTAGGGCATAAGCCTATGATGGGTGTTACTTATGTCCAGTTAGCCGATGAAGATAAGGTCATATACTATGTCTATACGAATCACGAATTTTTTGTGATCGCAGACGATAAGATTGAGTCTACTACGGCTCATTCTTTGGGCGTAGTGCCTATCATCGAATATCCGGCTAACAATGCCCGTATGGGAGATTTTGAGGTCGTTATCGGGCTTTTAGACGCTATAAACAGCGTTCAGAGTGACAGGGCTGATGGAGTCGAGCAGTTCATTCAATCAATATTATGTCTTGAAAATATGCAACTCGACACCGATTCCGAGGGCGATTTTATGCAGAGGCTCAAAGAAGTCGGCGGTATGTTCATACCGGAGGGCGGGAAAGCATATTATCTCAATCAGCAGCTCAATCAGGGCGACACGCAGACCCTCAAAGACGATTTATACGAGGCTGTGTTATATATATGCGGTATGCCTAACCGAAATGGCGGTTCATCCACATCGGACACGGGGTCTGCTGTGTTGCTCCGAGATGGATGGTCGGCAGCCGAGGCGAGAGCGAAGAACACGGAGATTTGCTTTAAGAAGTCGGAGCGTAAGTTCCTTAATATGATTATATTCATAGCTAACACGATGGGCGGAACAAATCTCGGGCTTACGCAAGTCGATATCAGATTCCCCCGTAGGAATTACACTAACGATTCGGCTAAAGTCACTAATCTCGTCACGATGCTGTCTAATGATTGGATTGCACCTCAACAGGCGTTCGAGCATAGTGATATGTTCCCTGATCCCGATGCGGCATTTTTAGAGGCAAAGAAGTGGCATGACGAACAGGAGGCAAAGAACGCACAGAGCCTTATGGAGATGCCCGAGTCCCCTGATGAACCCGAAGAGACAGCCGAATGAAATACGATTACACGGATAAACTGTATAAGAAGTATGCCCTGTTCATAGTCAGAGCCTTTAACTCCCTTAACCGGGAGTTTCAGGCTTTGGCGTTTGACGAGCTTAATGCCGGAAAAGGCTATAAGGTTGTGTCCCAAAAGGTCACGGCTACCTACAAAAAGTGCTATGACGAGCTGATAGACATACTGATTCTGCTGTCCTTGCACTATTTTGAGGACTCCTGTGAGAACGTGCTTTCCAAAAAGGGCGACAAGATCAAGTATTTTGTCGGCAAAAGGGACGGATTCCGCAAGGAAAGAACCTTTGATGCCCGTGACTATGTGGAAAAGTATTTAAAAAAGGACAACCGTATTGTCAAATATGTCTTTGACAATGAGTATGAGCGTAAATTAGCCCGGACGATAGAGACAATCCTTATGTCTGACGGCAAAGCCGATGTTAAAAAGGAACTCGACAAGGCTCTGAAATACTGGAATCGTCAGGCAAAGCAGAGCGGAGATAATATCTCTATGGATTCCTATATTGAGGGATTGACGGCGATGGGAGTCACTAAAGTACGGTGGATAACCCAGCGGGACACAAAGGTATGTGCGGAATGTGAAGAAAAAGACGGGAAAATATTTGAAATTGACAAAATAATTATTCCGTTACATTATAATTGTAGATGCAATATCGTTCCTATCGTTAAATAGTCAGACAATTTGCGTCCCTGTCCTCCCCGTTCAGGGATGAAACGGGGCGGATGATTGCCGTGATATGGCGACCATTCGTTCCGTGGGGAGGGTTAAAAAACAATTTTCCGACATTTATCCCCAAATTGTTGAAATTGTCAGAAAATTGTGTATATTTATAAATAACGGAGTGAACCGTAAACGCAAAGGCAGACAAGCCTTTTAAAATCAGAGTGCGGAGTGAACCGCTTTAAACGCAAGGAGGTCTAAATGTTAGATACAAGCAAGATTGACGGCTATGCCGAAATGTCAGCAGAGGAAAAGGTCAAGGCTTTGGAGGCTCTTGAAATCGAGGATAACGCCGCCGAGTTAGAGCGTTATAAGAACGCTACGAGCAAGGCAAACTCCGAGGCTGCCGAGTACAAAAGGAAACTCAAAGAACTCGAAAAGAAAACCACAGAGGGATCATCTGATACCGAGAAACAGATGGCAGACTTAAAAGAGCAGATTGAGACCTTGCAGCGGGAAAAGACCATTTCCGAGAGAAAAGCATCGTTTTTGAAATTCGGAATGGATGAAAGCGTTGCCGATAAGTGTTCCGAGGCTTTCACGAATGGGGATAGTGAGGCATTCTTTGGAGCGATGGAATCATTCATTACAGAACACGACAAGGCATTTAAAGCCGAGTTGCTGAAATCTACTCCGAGACCGAACGGCGAGGGCGGAAAGACTCCCCCTACCATGACATTAGAGTCGTTAAGAAAATTAAGTCCGGTAGAGCGAATGAATTTCGCCAATGAATATCCGGACGAGTACAACAAACTTTATGGAGGAAAATAAATTATGGCACAGACAGCATCAATCCGTGGCGTAGCAACACTTAATCAGGGTTTCGTGTCCAACGAGATCGAAGATTTATACGCATCACACCTTGACCTGAATGGTTTTTGCACCGTTGACAACGAACTTCAGGGAACGGCTGGCGATATCCGTAAGATCAATGTATATGGAGCAACCGGATCAGCAGAGAAAGTAGCAGAGGGACAGGGCAACAGCGGTTATATTACCACTTCTCTTGTAGAGAAAGAGTATAGAATCGAGTGTGCACAGTCTTGGTTCCAGTATTCCGATGAGGCTCTTATGAGAGACCCTGTTGCGGTACAGACTGGCGTTACCCGTCTTGGAGTTTCCCTTTTCGATCAGGTAAATGCAGACCTTTACGGCGAGATGGCAAAGGCATCCCGTGCGGTTGTCGCTACCACTCCCGACTTTGACGCTTTCGTAGACGCTGCCGCAAGTATCGACTTTGTTGACGGCAACGAGACCGCAAGAGAGTATCAGGGCAGAACCATTCCTACCCTTTGGGCTATCATGGATTCAAAGACCCTTGCATCCACCCGTAAGGCTATGAAAGACCAGATTGTTTACGATCCTGCTCTTGCATGGAGTCAGGGTTATGTCGGAACTGTTGCCGGAATCGCTCTGTATGTAAAGCAGAACGCAGCCGCAAAGATGATCTATGTCGGAACTGACAAGGCTGTTACCATCTTCAACAAGACCGGAGTCGAGACCGAGATTGTTGCAAAGAATCAGAGAGGCACCGATGATGCTAACAAGAGACTTAACAATCTCTTTGCAAGAAAGTATTACATCGCAGCCCTTACCAATGATTCACAGATTGTTCAGCTTGCACTTGCCGGAGCATCCGTACACACTATCCAGACCGAAGAGGGCGATGGAAATACTACCGTATTTACCCTTGATAAGACCGCTACTGATACTCCTGTTGTATCTGTCAACGGCGTAATCATCACCAGCGGATATACTTTCGGTTCCAACAAGGTTACATTCACCACGGCACCCGCAGCTACCGATGTAATCACCATCGAATACCACTACACCGCATCATAAGGAGAGCGATATGACACAGGCGGAAAAGTTGACAATGCTACAACAGATTTGTGGCGATAGCGAGGCTGATTCCGCTATGTTATCGACTTACCTTGACCTTGCGGCTGATATCGTAGTTCACAGGGCTTACCCGTTCCTTACAACCTATGTTTTGGCAGAAGTGCCAAACAGATACGCAACCCTACAAGTGCAGATAGCGAATGAACTCTATCTGCACAGGGGAGCGGAGGGCGAGAAAGACCACACCGAGAACGGTGTAAAGAGAACCTATGAGAATGGATTGGTTTCTGATTCGCTGTTAAAGAAGATAGTACCTTTCACCCGAACCATAGGAGAGTCCATCCCTACCGATGTAGAACTCACCGCCAGTTGTGCGGAAGTGATACCCGTAGGGTCGGCAGAGACTATGATGGTATATACCACGGTCTACTTCTCCAAAGGTGAAGAGTTGGTTACATTAGAGGGCTATACTTACTCGTCCAGCGATGAAGAGGTCGCAACGGTTGTAGACGGAGTGATAACCGCAATAGCAAGTGGGAACGCAACCATTACAGTAACCGGAAAGAAATCGGGATTAGTCAAACTGGCAAGCATACAAGTAGAATGAGAACACTCGATTATAACAAACGGAAATTTTATTATTGCCTACACGTTGGGAGAGAAAAGATTTATGACGAGAATCATAATTTCACGGGTGATTACACGCCTGAATATCTCCCGGCACAAGAGGCAAGAGGAAATATCTCGGCAGCCACAGGAACAGCCGATGTAGAACAGTTTGGCATTGGCATAGAGTATGACAAGACCATCGTTCTGCAAGGGCTTGATTGGGACATTACCGAAGATACCGTATTGTTTGTCGATGTAGAACCGACCTACGAGGATGAAGAACAGACTATCCCGCTTTATAATTATATAGTTACACGGGTTGCAAAATCCCTCAATCATACAACTCTTGCAATCAAACGGGTGCAGACGAAATGACAATCACGGGATGTGACAAACTCATAAGCAGACTCGAAAAAGCCACTAATGATTTGGAAAAATTCGACAATAAGGGTGCGTTGCATGACTACTTACAGGATGTATGGAGAACCGGGTATGATGAGGCGAGTGCCAGTTATGAAAATGCCGTGACTTTGGAGGGCGAACCCGCTAACCAAAGCACAACGGTAATTGATCCCGCCACAAGGATCAGTAACGGACTCGAACTTGTAGCATCGGGTGAGGACATAACGTTCCTCGAATTCGGAACCGGATTAAATATGGACTATCAGAATCCATACGCCGCAAAGTTCGGATTCTTCCCGAGTTCGTATTCAGGAAGTGTTGGAATGGGATTCCTCGTTCCCCCGAAATTAAATCATTTCCACGGAGCATGGATTCACGACCACAAGATGCTTTGGGGTCAGAATCCCGCAAGAGGAATGTACAACGCTTTTAGGGCGATGGATTACTATGTAAGAACTACCCCTTTGAGGATATTTGAATGACGGACATAGAGAACATCATCATCAACAGAATAGATAATGCTCTTGAATCGGCTGGGTATGCAAATATACTCGGCTCTTCCTATCAGGAAGTTCCGGCTGAATTCCCGTGGGTATTCTTTGAACAGTCCGACACCTATGAGAGTGTGAATCAGCACAATTCAAGTCGTGCAAACAATTTTGAAACCGCTGTTTTTGAGGCAGATATCTACTCGAACAAAGTCAACGGCTCAAAGGGAGAGTGCAAAGCAATCCTGAAAGTCATAGACGAAGAGATGGTATCACTCGGATTTGAAAGAACGGCGGCTCAACCTATGAGACCAACATCCGATATGTACAAGGCGAGGCTGTTCGCAAGGTACAGGGGTGTTGTAGATTCTAACAAGTATATTTACCACACATAAGGAGGTAATAATTATGGCAGTTTTAACCGCTGGCTCATTCCTGATGATCGGTGCTGAAAATGCAACCGATGCTTTCACGGGCGATGGAACAAAGACCGCATTTACCCTTTCCAACACTCCCAAAAACGGTGAGGTTACCGTTAAGGTTGACGGAGTTGCTGTTGAAGAGGGATTCACCGTATCAGGCAAGGTAGTCACTTTCACTACCGCACCCTCGGACGGAGATGCAATCGTAATCACTTACGATCTTCCCGAGATTACCTATTCAAAGCTCTGTGATATCTCACAGTTCCCTGATATGGCACAGGCTCCTAATGCTATTGATGTTACTACCCTTTCCGATTGGGCTCATGTTTATATTCCCGCCCTCATCGACAACGGCGGAAATCTCGAGTTCAACGGATTCCTTGACAGTACCACTCTTCCTCTTGTTGCAGCCGGAACGAGCGATGTTGTCAACCTTGCTTTTTGGGTAGGCGGAGTCAAGACCGGAAATACCATCGAACCCACAGGCTCTATCCTCAAGATCGAGTTCAAGGGAAGATATACCGCTGTTCTTGGCGGAGGCGGAGCAGACGAGGCTATTCCTGTTACCATCGCTGTTACGGCTGAAACCGTACCTACTTACACCGCTGGCGAAATGAACACCGAGGCTACCTCGGGCAATTAAATCAACACACGGGGAGGACAAAAATTATGGCAATCGTATTTGAACACAAAGGGACACAGTACACTCTTGAATTTACAAGAGATGCAATCAAGCAGATGGAGAGAGTGGGGTTTTCTATTGAGAACGCTGCAAATCAGCCTATAACCTCACTCCTTACTCTGTTTAAGGGTGCGTTTATCGCTCATCATCCCCGCACCTCACAGACCGTTATAGATGAGATTTGGGAAAATCTCGGAGATAAGGATGGTCTTTTTGAGGCTCTTGCTAATCTGTACAACGAACCTATGGAGGCTTTGATGAAAGAGCCGGAGGACGAATCAAAAAAGATAACGTGGAGCGTCAAGTAGGCAAACGATCCACGAAGTCTTACACCGAGACATTTAATGAGATGTTTTCTTATTACTTGTCAATCGGAATGTCCTACGATTTGTATTGGCATGGTGAACCGTGGCTTGTGAAAGCCTTTAGACAGGCGGAAGAGATGCGAGTTGACCGCATGAATTATGAGAAGTGGTTGCAAGGGCTTTACGTTTATCAGGCGATTGGAGCCTTGCAACCTATTCTTAATCCTTTTTCCAAAAAGCACAAAGCCGATGAGTACATAAAAGAGCCGATTGCAATAACAGAGAGAGCAAGGAATCAAAAGGCTTTGGAAGAGGCTAACAAGACAGCCGATTTCCTGAAAGCGTGGGTAGATACCCTGAAAGAAAAAGGTATTAACAATGGCAGAAATTGATTCCTTAACAATACGAATACAGGCGGAAACAGGGTCAGCCGTTGCTCAACTTAAACAAATCTCACAGTTAGTTGAGAAGTTGAACACGGCTGCTAATGATAAC